CTGTTGCTGTAGCATTAGCAGTTACATTTCCTGTTAACAAAAAAGTTGTTGTTGATGGGGTTGATGTAACTTCCATAGTGCTAAAAGAATCAGTTGTATCAGCATTAAAATAAGTTAAATCTTGACCGCCTATAGTTCCTGTAAGGCTTTTCATTTTAACTAAATCTCCTGATGACAATCCATGTGGTGTAGTAGTTGTAAAAGTATATGTATTTTCACCATTTGTAGAAGCAACAGGATTTGTTCCAAAAACTAAATTAGTAACAGGTGTAATATCTGATGGTACAGTTCCTTCAACTATTGCGTATCTTGAAGTAGTTCCTATTCCTGTATATCTAGTGTTATCATTTGCTCTATAAAGATATAAAGAACGAACACTAGAATTATTAAAAGCTCCTGTAGAAAGAGTTATCCAATTTGTCCAACCTCCTAATTTTTCAGGAACACCATTAAAGAATCTCATAAGGTTTGCATTAAACCATTGACCTTTCGCAGTATAGCGAGAACCTATTTTGTTTAATCCTGGCGGTGGTGTTATATCAGTATAAGGCATTTTATTTCATTGCCTTTCTTATTGATTTCATACCTCTTTGCCCAAACCAGAACGAAATTATGGTTGAAAATAAAATTTTCGATTCTTCATCCCAGCTATTTAATATAGCTTGGTAAGCATCGTCACCTTCTTGTATGGCTACATAAACAGCTAATCCTTTAATAAGACCAAATACTACAAAGAAAAAATAAGTAATTACAGGTCTAACAGAAGCTTGTAAAGCAGACACAAAAGATGATTTATTAGCTTTAGCTAATTCAGTTGCGTGTTTATATATATTCTCAGCTTCAGATACATCAGCTTGTGCGTCAAGTTCTTCTACTTTTAGTTTACTAAGAACTTCAGCGTGTTTTGCCTGCGCATCCAATAATTTTAATTGATGACGATTTTTCTGTCCTTGTTCTAAGAATGAAAGAATTGAAGGGAGAAAAGAAGTTCCAAAGCCGAGTAAACTGCCGAAAAGTGATAGCATAATTACCCCTTAGATATTAAATATAATCCGTATGCACCTAAGCCTATAGCTAAAATAAATAAGGTAATTGAAGACATAAAATATCCTATACCTAAAAGTAACCATGAAACGCCTAAAGCTATATGAGGTTCTTTTGTCCACTCAGTTAGTGTACATGCGTTTGATTTTATTGTTTCTATTATTTTGTTTAACATATTATCTCCTAATTTAAACTTCTTGTAATAAGTTGAACTACTACTAATACAGTTCCGCCAACTACTGATAAAAGGGTAGCTATAATAAAATATTCTAATCTTTTAACTCTTTCTAATGTTTCTTCTGCTAATTGTTCACACGATTTTACATGGTCAACTAACTGTTGTTCAATTACGGCAACTTTTTTATCTACTTCTGAAACAGTTACTTTAGCCATGTATTAATCTCCTAGTATGTATTAGCTTTAATTATATAATGCCCTGATGTGACATTAGATGTTGTTGTAAATCTTAGTCCTCCAAAATTAACCCAAGTTCCTACATTTGAAGCTCCCATTGTAAAATGAACTATATTAGAAGCAGTCGTATCTAAACCTGATCTTGATATCAATCTACCTTCTCCATAATAAGGATATCCAGAACCAGATTGATAAGAGCTATCTCTAAATAAATTAATATCCCACCAAACATCTACTTGATTATTACCTCCAGGCGAACATAAAGGTAATGTCCATTGATTTGTTAAACCATTTGTTGTTATTGCCATATTTGAAGTAAATCCAGTAAATGTACTTGATACATTAACTTGATAACCTGAAGAATAAAAATCTCCTACAGTTGCATTTCCTGATGTATCAATAGGTCTTATATTTATATTTTCAGTAGATGAAGTTCCTATTTGTAAAGAACCTTGAAAATTATATGTAGAATAATTAGTTCCGTTATAAAAATTATTTGTTGAAGTTCCTGTAGCTGCATTACCTCCTGCTATTTTTCTCATTACACCATTATCTAATCCAACAATAACATCCCCTGATGTTGGTGAAGCTGTTGTTTGACCTGAAGTTCCTGTAACTGTTGTAACGCCAGGTGAAGCAGATTCAGATTGTTTCATAACACCTGTTCCATCTGAATATAAAAGAGCATCTTTTCCATTAGCAACTAAAATACCTGTATCACCTGAGTTCATTTTAAATCTTAACGATTGTGCTGTAGAATTTTTAAATAGCCACATTTTAGTTAAATCAGATGGTTGTATAATAACACTTCTAGTTTGTGTTAATACAGTTCCTGTATCTTTAAATTCTAATATTTGTTCTCTTCCACTTGGAGAGCCACTACTTCCTGTGACACCATCTGTTACAGTTAATGTTTTATCTGTATCTGTAGTAAAATTAAATGAATTGTAATGAAGTGATTCGTCTATAATATCTAAATTTGTATTAGTGCTTGTACCCCATGTACCAGCTTCATCACCTTGTGCAATTTTTTTAATTCCTAAATTAGTATATGTAGCCATTTTTTATTCCTTTTTACGCTGCTATTTCAGTCCAATTTGGATTCTGATTAGTATCTACCACACTCCATATTAAAACTGTAGTAGTATGTAAAGTTCCTTCTACGCCTGGTACAGTAGCAACAGCGCTTAATGATACACTAACATCGCCAATTTGTCCTGTAGCTTCTACACCAGCAGGGAAAATTTTTGCTTGAGGAATTATTGTTGGGCTTCCTAATGCTGTATTTGAAAGAATTTCTACATTAGCACCAACACTTACCTCAAAACCCATATTAGGATGATTAGCGCAATAAGTATAAAGTGTAGTAGGGGTAGAGTCTGTTGGAATAATTTGTGTATAAGCGCCTGGGGAACCTGGTGTTCCTACTACCGTAACTCCTGTAGTATATTCTACTCCTCCGCCATGAGTTCCATCAGGTGTTGTAGAAAATCTTAAAGGATGACTAGATGGAGTTCCATTACTTGTAGCAGCTTGATCAAATTTATATGTAAAACCTGAATGTAATGCAGTAGGCATTAATTGTTGGAAATCATTTACAAAATATTTATTTCCACTACCAGTGCTTTGTACTGTTATAGTAAATGTTTCATTTCCACGAGGTTTAGCATTAACAAAACCTGCTTTAGCAATAGCATCACCAATAACACCATTAGCTTCAACACCTGTTGCATATATTAACTCAGGAGATGTAACAAATACAGAACCTATAGCGCCATTTGCTTGAACGCCAGTTAATAGTAAATTAACAGTTTGTGTTGTGCTTGATTCCCCATAAGCTGTTTCTGCGTAAGCTGAAAATCCTAATGCCATTGTCTACATTACTCCTAATATAGACAATTTACACTATTCTGTTGTGAATTGTCTATCCTCATTTTTAATGAGTTGTTTTATTTGGTCGCCTAATTCATTAGAATTAATATCTTCTAATGCATTAAGAAAATTCCTATCTTTACTAATTACAGAAAATTGAACATTAAACTCATGTTTATGCTGTCTTGTGTGTAACTCGTCTGGATCATAACCAGAATTATCTGTTAACATTAAACCAGTCACTAAGCTGTGCCTTCAACAGGTAAATCTGGTGTAGTAATGTTAAGAGAAGCAACAGGACAATCAGGTATTGTTATTAAATCAACATCAGCATTAGAATCTGGTAAATCTCTTAATTGTTGTCTCCAAGTTGTTAAAGATGCTTTATCATCTGCGCTTAAAGGAGAATCAGTATTAACAGCCCAATCTGTAATAGATAATAATTGAGTTCTAATTGATCTAAGATGATCTTTTCTATTAGATGCATAATTATCTATTTGAGCTTGTGCTTCTGCTTTTGCTTCATCCCATTGATCATCAGTATAATCCACATTAATTCTCTGACCAAATGTCGCAGAATTTGGATCGTCATCTCTTTTATTTAACTGAGGTCTTTGACTAAAAACCACAAAGTCACTTTGTTGATATGCCATATTTTTACTCCTTAATATTTTTTACATTATATACTTTTATTAATCAAGTATAATTAAAATGGTTTTATAGTAGCCCAAAATTCCAATCTTCCACTTGCAAGTCCAAAATGAGTTGCTTCCACCTGATTAGTGCTTCCTCCAGCACTATTATTTGCAGTAGACCAACTATAAGGTAAAAGACTAAACCTTACCCCTTCTGAATTATTGTTAT